CATGATTTGCTTCGTAGAACGAGCACAGATCAAAGTCTTGTCGATATTGTTCTCATCAATGGTTTCGATGAGGTTGTCTCCATCTTCAGCATACATGACCTTTCTTCCCTTGACCAATGGCAGTTGTTTAACAACCACTTTTGGAGGAAGAATGTACCCTTCATCAACAAGGCGAGGAGCAGGAACATTACATAAAACTTGACCATAGACACTCCAATTCATTCCAGGTTTAGATGCAGCAAGAGAATGTTTGGGAGTTGCTGTAAAGAAATAGCAGCGATTTGCATTCTCTGCAAAATACTTAGTCGCAGGGAAGAAGTTACGCTGAACGCTATTGTGTGCTTCATCAAAATAGATGTTATTCACCTCAATATCTGCCTCCATGACACGATGGAGAGAATGATAAGAGGTAAAGATAATGCAGTTCTCACCTGCTGTGCGAGCAGTGTTAGCAAAGATATGAATGTTATCTGCTTTCGTTGTAGAATAGTGAGGTGTCTCACCACTATGAACGTGCATTACATGTGTGTAAGTTGTATCAATCAACTCAAGGAATTCACTGCAAAGCTGCTCTGCCAACAGAATACGTGGAGCAACAACAACAGTCGTCATTCCGTTGTCAATATACTTACAATTCTCTATAACATCCTGAATCATACAGATAGTTTTGCCACCACCTGTAGGCACAATAATTTGACCTTTGTCATATGCAAGCATACGATCAACAATGTCCGTTTGATGCTTACGAAGAGAAATAGTCACAGTGGGTGGTTTGTACCAGAATAATATAATAGCACCCTTACAGGCGATTGTAAAGGGTGCTGAGGACGCTTACACTATAGGAACGCTTTAGAGGGCCGGCCTCTATCTGGGTTCGTATTCCTTCACCGGTTTGTTAATTCCTTTCACTAAATGGCGACGGAGTTTCTCACCCTGCCTACGAATTTGTCTTCTTTCTTCTCTACTTTTACCTGATGCAGATTGTGGTTTATAATCAGGACTTACTTTCTTTGCTGACTTTTTGGAGAGCAACTTACTTGCCTGCTTTTCAATATCTTTAGATGTTGTCTTGGTTGTTGTTGATACACCACCAGACTTTCTTGCTGCTGCTCTTGCTTGTGCTGCTTTCTTTCTTTCAGCCTTTGCTGCTGCTAACTGTTTCTCTCTTGCAGAACCTCTGTCCTGTGTTGGTTGCTGTTCTTTTTCAGATCTTTGACGCTGTTGACCAATATCTTTTCTTGGTTTGTAATCCTTAGCGGGGACCGTCTTGCCCCCGCCAACAGCTTTCATCCGTCTCTTTTCAGGTTCTGTTTTCTTACGCTCAGCACCGATTCTTCCGCCCTCACCAGTTCTCCTAATTTGAGAACGTCCTTGGACTTCTTTATCGTATACTTCAGTAATAAACTCCTGAAAAGTTTTCATCTGAGAAAAGATCTTACCTCCTTTTATTTAGATGCTCCAGATTTATAAACCATACCATTCTCATACATCTCATTGATACGATCGTGCCTTAGTTTTTTGAGTTCATCAAATCTCTTTTGTTGATCATTAGTGTATGTAAAAGATTGCCTTCTCCAAGAATCACGAAGGTCACGAAGTTGATACAGGATTTCAGATGGTTTCATATCAATAATCAATGTTAGATTTGAGGTACTCGTTCATGTCAAATTTTTGTTCGTCTTGAATTAGATCTTCAAGATTTTCATAAACATGATCAAAATTGACCAGTTCTTCAACTTGTTGCTCAGTCAGGTAATAATCCATTGAGTTTGTCATTACATTAGTGGAACACTTTAGAGGGCCGGCTTACTTAACTAAAATTTGAAAGTCTTTACAACCCTCTTGTTTCTTAACGGTTTCCCAAAAAATTGCATCATCAATTTTTATAAAAGTTGCTGTGTGCTGTGCATAACCCTTTTTCTTGGGTTTTAGATACTTCACTTGGTACATCATTCCAGTGTCTCAATACTCCAGATATAATAAAAAAGTTAGTGACCATGTAGCTAACAAATATAATGGTGCGTATGCCAGCAACATAATTATCGTAAGGTTTTGTTTTGTCATCGCTGAAGCTTCCTATTGCATATTTCCATATCTCCCAGAGTTTACTCATATTTTATTGCTAAAGTAAATCTCCACCTGTCTCTAAATGAAGTTGCTCTGTGCAACAGTCGAGCATCAAACATCATTATTCTATTAGGAAGTGGTACAACTCCCTGTATATTTCCTTGCACATATACCTGTGTTTCTCCACCATCATTTGGTTGCCAGTTGTATTGTGGATAGTATAAGAATGTTACACCACTATCACCATCTGTATGGAAATATGGCACTTCTCTTGGTGCAAAGCAGTTGACATACATCCTGTAAAATTTTAATCCTTCAGGCACCAATGGTTGTGTCTTGGCATAAAACAATTCATGAACATATTGATTGTTTGGAATATCATGTGTCACCCCTGTAGGTGGTGTGTCACCATCATCAGATTCACCATATCTGTATCTTGCTCCCTCACAATAATCTAAGACATGATTTTGCTCCTCTTTTGTTAAAAAATCATCGTAAATTCTAAGCATCATCGCCGCTCCCATAACTCATTACAGATAAATTAAATGAAATTGTAACTCTTGGTTTATCTGGTGTTGGTGGGTAAGATTTAACTTCATGCTCCAAATAGGATGGAAACATAAGCAAATCACCTTCAATCACTGGTGGATTATATTTTTCAGAATAGTGTGTAGATTTCATATCAACAGAGTGATACCTAGTAATAGCTAATGGATCAGAAAATGTTAGAGGTGAATGAATTTCAGGATCAAAGGATAAAAAGTGAACACACGCAAAATGAGTAGGGTTAATGGGATCACCTACATGATTGTGTGATTCTTGATATTCACCATTACTATAACTGTTGTACCAGATTTCATCAATCTCTACAGTAAATTTATCATCAAAAAAGTGTTTGATGACATTAAAATATTGCCTCTTTAGTTCGTGATTCTCTGACAAATCTTTACTTATCTTTTCATTTTCAAAAGATGTTGTAATATTTGTTGTCAACCATCCTTCAGGAGATTGACAATCATCTTTGGTCTTTTCGACTAAAGGCATGACCGTACCTTTCAATTTTTCATTATCTTCTACATGCCCTTTGTAGTAAGATATTGGATAAATTTCAATTCTTGACATAACTCATTTACGGATTTTTGTGTCTATACTATTGAGATCTATACTCGTCAACGTTACTGTCTTTCCTGTTCCTAACATATTTTAATTGATTCCAATAATAATTATGACACACCACTAAAATATGAATCTTTTTGTGTTTCTCTTCTACTGTATACTCACAGTTAGGTTTATCCTTTACACCAGTCTCGATTGTGATATAATCATTATCGACAAAATAAACCCAACCCTTATCAATGTGTCCGGTTGATCTTTCCCATATCACGTAGTCATCAACTTTAGGAATGTACTTCATTGAAATGCTGCCATCAGTGGATTGAGATTAAGTTGCATTGCAGTGTAACTGCTTGTCTTATCTATATCTACCTTAGCTCCGTGCTTGGTGGAGTTAATAGGCGCATGATAGCATCTCTTTGTTCTACTGTAGAAACCCCAGATTGACTGAGGTGGTGTGTCAGTATAAGAGAACATGCCATGGTTGATAATCCAAATAGCAAGCATATTTTTTCTATGCTCTGTAACTTTATATGAGAAACCTTTTGGTGGTTCATGAATGAAATCAGGGGGTAGTTCTAACTGGTTCATCATCAACAAAGATTCCTTCATAGTCTGGATACATTGTAGCAACAATATACTGTGCAAGTGTTACTGTAGGTGCCACTACATAAACCTCCACATTATAGGTGTGAAAATCATCAGGAGTATCTTGCATGGAAAGCTCTACCTCAACTCTCCATACATTTCCATTCTTGAGATGCTGTTGCCAACTAACAACTATGTCAGGTGCCATTTAGATAAACTCCGCAATGTAATAGTCAACAGTGACTTCTAACTTTGCTGCTTCAATTTCACACTCAGCAATGAAATTGTCAATCATACTGTCAACTTTACAATTTTCATCCAAACCAAAAATTTCTTTTGAATCTTCGTAACTAATCATACCATTAGTGCTCCACTAGGAATTTCGGTAAGTTCGGGGAGTTTATCATT